GGTAGATTCTCTAATGCTCGCACTTCATTACGGGTCATTACGCCATTTTGGAGCATTGCGGTATAAAAACTCGCACGCCCCGCACTATCCGCACGAAGTAAACCTTCTACGCTAAAACGTGGATAGAACTTTGTGCGTTCATCAGGTTTTAACAATTTACGAGAGATGGTTTGCTCAATGCGTTTAAGAGTTGGTGTTAATCCATAAGTTAAGAAGTTTTGGTTAATCTGTTCAGATGATGACGCCCAAGAAGATGCCTTACTTGTGCTGTAAATTAACTGAGGTGGAACAATGAACGCCCGACAGATTTCTTCAATGCCGAAATAACGGCTTTCTAATAGCTGTGCATCTTGTGGGTTAATCCAAGCACCTGACATATTCGCAGGCTCCATACCAGCTTCAAGCACCATCCATTTTCCTGCATTCTCAGGTTTGCCGAACTCACTTAATCCTTCTCGAACTCGTTTGCGCTGATCTTCATTTAATACTCTTTCGCCAGTTTTAAGGAAACCGCCTGCCTTTAAGTTATTTTTAAAGGCTTTTGATGCCGCATTATTTGCCGACATTTGCAATCCCATTACCTGAGCTTGATAACCAATTGGCGATAGACCAATCAGACCATCAAGCGTGAAACCGCGGAAATGTAAAATGTCTTTTTCGCTATATTCACCACCATCCACGTTATTTTTAGTATATTTGTAGATAATCTCACCGCTATCATCACGTCTCACGCTCATATACTGCGGATCAAATAAATCAAGCGAGACTACTCGTTCGCCAATGCGATTAATGCGACAGTAGGCATTACCCCACAAATCAAGGTTAGAAATAATTGCTTCCCAAAACTCACTCGCACACATATCAGCATTGGGTGCATCATGAATAATTTTGTAAAGCGGGTGTTCCGTTGCTGCTTTTCGGTTGCTATCTCTTAAATGCAATGGCAAAGATGAGATAGCCTGGCTACGTATGCGCACACACGCCCAAACTGCACTTAGCTTTAAGGCATTTTCTGTTGTTACTTGACTGCCTGAATCGCTTGATTGACTAGTAAATGGATCTGCTGTTGAACCTTTATCTAAGCGTTTACTACCGCCAAAAATGCGACCATAAAAACGAGACCACCAACCTGTATCATTTAATGTACTCATCCGATAATCATATCCTTTAAAAAGTCATCTATATCTTGAGGCGCTTCGCTTGTTTCCGAAATTCCTCTCGCCATTGCCAAAGCAACCATTCCGTCAATGCGACCTGTTGCCTTGTGTTTTTCAAATTTTCGGTTTCCTGCTGGGTCTTTTGTGATTACCGCATTAGCTGCGCACATTGTTAAAACAGGGTTCATTCCGTGCTTTAAATTGCCATTCAGCAAGTCGCTTTCTAAGGCATCGATTGCTGGCGACATATCTTTAAAACCTTGACCGAAAGGCACTAAAGGCAGATTGATTCCTTGAGCCTCCATTTCTTTTTTGAATATATCTATTCGCCAACGGTCAAAGGCGATTGCAGCAATATCAAAATCAGCAAGTATCTCTGCTATATCTCTCACTACGTAAGCGTAATCAACTGTCGCACCTGGTGTCGTGCGAATAAATCCTTGCTTAGCCCACACATCGTATGGCGAGCGGTCTCGTTTTGACCTATCCTCTAATCCTATTTCAGGTGTCCAGAAGTAAGGGTAAACGTTGATTTTCCCGTCATGGTCTTTGGTCGTTAGCACTAAAGAAGTCAAGTCAGTGCGAGCAGACAAATCTAATCCACCATAAGCAGTTAATCCGCTAGGGCTTGATTGTTCAGATCCGCTTTCTTTCCAAGCGTCAATGCTGACAAATGTCGATACTGTACTCACTCGTTGATTTAGGTTTAGATTTCGGAATGTATTCTCAAAGCTTGGCATACGGTTAGCCTTATCAGCAAGTTTGCGAATATCATCTTCACTACGGAATACGCCTAACGCTGGATTAGCTTGTTTCCACGCTTTCGGGTCAGTGATTTTTAAATCTTTGTCCGCACTGTAAACGTGGCAAACTGTATGAGGGTCATTACTTGTCTTGGCATCGTCAATCCAAATTGACAATAAGTCACCATCATTTGCCGCTTGCGTACTGATTGATAGTAACAACGGATTTTTATGCGCACCTTGAGCGGTAGTGATAGCATCAACGAAAGCAGATTGTGGACCTTGAATTTGCCCTATTTCGTCAAGGATAGCCAACACAGGAGATAAACCTTGAGCAGTCCTGCCATCTGCCGCTAAAGCTCGATATTCAACATTCATCGGTAAACCAATCAACCGCTTTCCACTAGGCTTAATAGAAATGATGTCGCTCAGTTTAGAATTAAGCTGAATCATTTTCACGGCTAAGTTAAACACTAAAGAAGCCTGATCTCGGCTTAATGCGCCGCTTACTATTTGGCTGTTTTGAATTGCCACAGGGCCCACTAAATGAGCCAATAGCAAGCAGGCAATCAATGCAGTCTTCCCGTTTTTACGACCGATAGACAAGATCCCATGGCTTGTTCCATGAGGGTTGTCGTAAACCTCTCGGATATAATTAAGCTGGAACTCTTCTAACTTAATAGGCTGTCCGACTAAAGCACCTTCTGGTACGAAGCAGTACCGCTCAATAAATGCAATAACCTTGTCAGCTTTTGTCATTAGTTAAATACCCTTGCTATTAAGCCATCATCATCATTGATAGCATTTCTGGCGTCTTGATAGAGTTGATTAGTTTTCACTTGGTCTCTACTCTCGCCATTCGTTGCTCGGCTATGAATCTGTAAACTACGACACATTTGGATCTCTCGCTTATACAAATCCTCAATCACATAATGCAATGGATGCAGCTTCATAGTGCCAGAGTCAGTCTTAATCCAGCGGCTAGCGGTTGTGTTTAATTCATTCTCGTAGCGGTCAATTTCTACATATAGTTTCGCTAACTTAACCGCTCGTTCTTTATCAATCGGCGTCCAACTATCAAGCGCACGGCTATTGATAATACTTTCCCAGTAGCGCATTTCTGCTTTAGTTAGTTTTTCAGGCGGCTCTAGCGTTTGCTGTGCGGCTTTAGCAGCCATCGCCTTTGCCGTAGAGCTATCACTACGGATTTTTCTACTACTCATAGGCTTTACCTCTTAAAGTTATTAAAATGACAAGAAAAACTGGGTTAGCAATAAAAAAGAGTTTCAGGGGCGGTATTTCAGCCTTTTCTTCTGAACTTTTTACCCACCCTTCCCCCTATTAAAAGGATGCTCAGGGTCAATCGGCAATCCGTTTTCATCGCACCCGATATGATTTACTTGTTTTGATTCTGCTTTCTGCTTAGCGCTATCATGATGTAGCTTACAGAGCGATTGCAGATTTTCTGGGTCAAGGAATAGAGCAATATCACCCTTATGCGCCTGTATATGGTCAACTACTGTTGCTGGCGTTAATTTCCCCTCCCTTAAACAGAAAACGCATAAAGGTTCTTTTGCTAGATGATCTAATCTAAGCTCTTTCCACGCTTTTCGGTTATACAAGTAATGCCACGATTCTTTACTCATTGCGCTCTATTTGTTACATATACATCACATAGCTTGCGTATTTTCTCGGGGATTTCTCTAATCAATCCCGAAACCATACACAAAATATGTAGCATATAAAACACAAAAGGGAGCCATTACACTCCCTTCTGCTGATTAACTTTAATGAGAAATTCAAACTAATCACTATTTAAACCCAGCTTTTACCTGTGCTTGCCATTCTTTGATACTATTGATTTGATTAGCACATACATCACGTTCTTTAATGACTACCATTAAATAATCAATAGCATCGGCGTAGGTTTTCCCATTAAATCCTGTTCTCTCACATTGCACCAAATACGCAGCTGGCGGATAGACGTAATTAGCTTTTGTTACTACCTTTTGTGTGCAGCCGCTTAATACTGTCGATAACAGCACCAGGCATAACAACACCGCCACATGGCTCTTTGATAAGAATTGTTTTAACATTCTCACGCTCCGTTTCCATCTGTGTCTTTAATTCATTGGTAATCTTTTGCTGATATTCAACCGCTTGCTTTTCTGTTTCCAATTGAGTTATCAACTCTTGGTTTACTACTTGCTGCTCTGCAATCAATGAATCCTTTGCTTTTACTTCGGCATTTAGTTCGTCAATCTTTGATGATTGATAAAGCAACCAACCACCAAGAGCAACCACTACCAAAGCTAATCCACCAACCAGCAATCCCATTAACTTAGTAAATCCATCTAACATAAACACCACCTTAAATAGCGGTGCGGTTTAGGCTCTTCTATTTACGCTTTCGCCATCTGAGTTACTTAGTCCCATAACCGCACCGCCAATCCTACAAGCCTGATAAACACAATGCCTTTTCTTTTTCTCGGCGAATGATTAAACCTTTCAACTTACGACCACCTGAATATACCCAGCGAGGCAATTCATTACACACACCTTGCCAATCACTAGCATTAGCTTTTCGGAATAAAGTTGATTTGGATAATGTACCGCAGCCCACATTAAAAGTAATAGACACCGATGCATCAAATACAGATTGTGGCATTTGCTTACCGTTTGCTAAACGATTAACACAACGTTCAGCAATTACCACATCATTCTTCCAGCGACGAGCAATTTCAAAATCAGAATAAATCTTCTTCGCTTCGATAGGCTCACCACCTGCTGCTGTACTTCCTACACCTACTGTTAAAACATCAGCAGGGCATTTGTAAGGTTCACGACGGCAACCTTCCGCATTACCAATAATTTCTAACCCTTCAGGGCTAGTGCGGAATTCATCGCTATAGCTGGTAATCATAATGGCGATCATCGTAAGCACAGAACAAGCACCGCCAACCTTACCAAGTGTTCCCCATTTATTACTACTCATCACTAAGCCCCTGTTCTAAACGTTTCACTTTTAATTGATGAATCTGCTCAGCTCGCTCTTCTTCACGCTTTTTAATCTTACGCAGATGATATTTCTCAATTAAATTCACAATAGCTGTTACTGCACCGATAACTAAACTGACTAATGCCAGCAACTCTTGAGCAGACATCAACGAGAAGAAACCACCAATGCCAGCCCAAGTAGCTTTTGGTAGCCCGGTTGGGGCATAACTTTTAACAAAATCTTTTCCCCATTGCATGTAATTTACCATGTTTAAATCACTAGCATTCTTAAATTCCTGCTTTGATATAGTTTTTATACCTGATCGCTGCAATGCATTTTTCCCAACAGCCAAAAGCCCCTCTTGCGTAACTTCATAATGATTTCCAACTAGTATTTTTACCTCTTCTACCGATTTTTTTCCAGATAGTATTTTTACTTCTTTTGCCAACCCTGTCGGTCTTATTATATAATTTTTAGT